CCGATATGCAGGGGCGGTCTCACCGACGAGAGTCGGTGGGGTCGTAAGAATCCCCATGGTCGATAACCTCCTTGTTGAAGAGGAGGGGGTCGTAACCCCAGACCATGGACAGCCTCCTGCGCTGCACCCGTGCTGACGATTGGATCGTAAGCATGGGCGCGTATGAAGTTGGCGAGCCTGTTGATAAGACGGGCTCGAGGATTTGAAGATTGAAGACACCATGAGAGGCGGAATAATTTCTTCCGGTTCCGCGCACTCATGCGATGGTTGACAGCCATTGCATGAAGGGGTGCGGCCCCGATCGATTTGTAGGTCCTCCCTATTTTGAGTCGAGAGCTCACGATCCTCCTTGTCGTGTCGAGCGTTAGATGTTCTACAGAAATGTAGGACTCGAGCGTTTGACGCGCATAGGCGGAGATGACTGACTCCTTGATTCGACTTAGGGGGGTTCCCTGCGGATCGGCCGGGAGAGAGGCGAGGGTGGTGGTAACGGCAGCCCATTGGTTGTCCTTTTGTCCCTTGATTTGGGGGATCGGACCCCGACGTATCCAAGCGTGAATGAGAAGTTGTAGAGTCTTCGCATCGCGCCTGTTCCGCGCCGGGGTTCCGTCTCCCCCAAACATGATAGGGCCACGAGGTATACCTTGGGGCCGGCATCTTGCGAGTGTTGCGCGTGCTACGCGTCGCAACGGTCGTAATTTGCTGGTTTCCGCGATTTTCGAAAGATTTTCGCGGACTGCCAATACACCATCCTTGCCTCCACGCTGGAAGAGTTTGGCCGCAGAAGCCTCTCGGAGACCTGTCACAGCAACACTGGTTGCGTGATGGGGTCTTGGGCGCTGTATGAGTTCCTCGCAGAAAACGCCACGTGATCGTGACCAGAAAGATTTTCTCTCGTTGAGTAGGAGACCTTCTCGTTCTATATTGGATGTGTATGTCCCCCTTTGCCGGGGGGTCCACAACCCAATGAGATCGTCTCCGCACACTGCAAAGTGGCTCACCTTGAGGTCTTTCTGGTATGACCGATCCATGGCGCAATATGCGTTGAGTACAGACAGGCACGTCCAGGACACTCCGAGGCCCAGAAGAACCGAGTTCTCGGTTCGAGGGCTGAACAGGCCAGGGGCATGTTCGAGGGTCTGCGGCCCGACAAGCGTTAAAGCAGCCTTTACTTTGTCGACGTGCCAATCCAAAGCGCGCCCGATCCCCTTGATGATAAGGGCGGCTCGGGCCTGGCTTAGCCATTCCGTTGCTGCCGTCAGGTCTGCACTGTATACCCTTAGCTCCTCGTCGTCTTGCGAGTTGCGGAGATGGGTTGCAGTGTCTGTTAAGCCTGACCGGAAGCACGGGATGCGAGCAAGGAGGGGGATGGTCTCCCCTGAAATTGCTCGGCCAAAGTGACTTTGGATAGCAGAATGCACCGTGCAAACACGGATCTTGCC